TAGGTTCAGTTTTTGTGTTTAAAAACAATTGCACCATTTTTACGTGACTTGTGTCTATATCTTCATCTTCAGGGTAATCATAATCACCTGTATCTTCTATATCACTATCAAAATTTGCATCTTCCCATTTAGGTATATTTACAACCCACTCTTTTAATTCTTCTACATTCCATTCATTTGCTAATATATCCCAATCCCATTCACCAAATGAACTATTATCTTTTATAATAAATTCTTTTTCTTTCTCTTTAGATAAATTAACTTTTTGTATGTAAACTTCTTTTATACCAGCTTCAATACAGGCTCTTAACCTCATATTACCACCTAATACTACAAAATCTTCATTTACCACAATAGGTCTAATTTTTAACATTTCAGGAAAGTCTTTAATGCTTTGCACTAATTGTTTAAATTTTTCACCTCTTATTATTCTTGGGTTTTCTGAATTTGGCTGTACTTTACTTATTTTTATTTTTTCCATTTTAGTAACTGTGTTTAAATTTTATTTTGTTTTGTTCTTTAAGATAATTGTTAAATTTTTTATCTGTCTCAGCTTTTATGTGACAACTTCTACATAAGGCTATAAGGTTTTCTATTTGATTTTTATGACCTGTAGGATCACCACCTATTCCCCTTGATTCAATGTGGTGTATATCTACTGCAACCTTATTACAATATTCGCATTGTATTACATCATCAATTACATAATCGTAATAATCCATATATATTTTTATATATTTCTTCATAGCTTACAACTTTTTTCATAAACCTTTTCAAGATTATTTATAATTTGCTTATTACAAGGTGCACAACTTTTCCATTGAGGATCTGTACCAAAAACCCCTCTATATAATGAATTTATAATAGTCTTTTCTTCATTTGTCATTCTTTGGTTTCCTAAAACTATTGGTATAACTTCTTCATATATTTTTATTTCATCTTCTGTAAACTGTCTTATGTTTTTAAACCTTGGAAACATTTGATTTAATTGTTTTCTTCTTTTATCACAACCACAATCATCTCCTAATACTTTTTTAGCTAACTTGTCAATTCCAGTAGCTTTAGTGAATTTTGCTATATCATCACCTATACCTTTTGATTTTTTCATCTTTTAAATAATTTTTAACATTTCTAATTGATTTACCTAATGTACTCTTGCTAATTTTTGTAGCTATTGACATTGTTCGCAAACTAAATTTTTCTTTATAATATAATTTAAAAACCGATACATCAAACCAATTTAATCCTTGCAATTTTTCATCAATCCACTTTAATCTTTCTTCGTTTTTTTCTAATTTCTGAATCTTTTCTTTTGTTAAAGGTTCTTTAGTATAAATATAAAATTGTTTTAATTGATTATCATTATATTGTTTTCTATACTTTTTGTGATAAGGACTTGTGTTGCTTTGATACTGGTTAATCATTATTCTAACTATATAAAATGTTAGTTTTTTCTGTTCTATAATTTTATTTATTTTTCGTTTTTCTATTGCATACAATACTAATATAGTTTCGTGTAACAAATCTTCATAGTCAGGATATCTGTTACTTGTAATTCGTTTAGATATATCTAACAAATTTTTGTAGCTTTTTTCTATATATTCGTTTAGTTTTTGCAAAAATCTTCAAATAATAAAGTTCCAGATTGTTTCAAAGCATTATATTCCCATTGCCCTAATGGACTTATTTCTGTTACTACAAGCTGATTATATTGATCTTGTATAAAATCTATTTTGTTATATATATATTCATTTTCATCAAATATAGTTTGCGTTTCTTTATGTATGTATATATCAGTTTTAACACCTCTATCAACTTCAAATAAAAAATATCTAAAATTTTCTTTATTGTCTTTAGTTCTTATGTTTTTAGGTGGATTATGTTTTTTTCTCATTTTTTAAAATATTCATTAAATAGTTTTGTAAATTCCTCTAAACTTCTGCAAACAACAGCTTTATAACCTCTTGCATTTAAATTGTTTATCCAGGTTTTTTGTTCTTCTGTTGGTTTGTTATATTTAACTTTTAATTCAACCATTAAACCATTATATTCTTCATTTGGCTCAAATATTAAAATGTCTGGTACTCCTTTCTTGTAAATTTTCTTAATTATAGATTTTTGTTTGTAATTTTTTCTACCTAAAAAAACCCCACCTAATGTTGACGTCCATAGCATGTGTGGATATAAATTCAAATAATTTACAATACTATTATGTAAATCTTGTTCTTTCATTTAATCTGTATTATGTATAATAACTATCATTAAAGGTCGCAAATATCCTGTTTTTGGTAATTCACCTATATCATTAGCAAATCTATAACCAAATTGCCCTACAGCTTTTGGTAAAAATCTAATTTGTACATTTTGCTTTGGTTTATGTTCTTTATTACACCATAAATATTTGTGAAAGTATCTTGAATTAGTTGAAGATGGTAATAAAAAAACACATAATGATTTACTTTCAAATGCTTTTTTTATATATTTAGGTATTGTTTGATCATACATAGGATGACAATAAATTACTTCATTTTTCCAATCTTGTTTTAAAGCATCATCTTCTAATGTCCAATATTTATCTAATAAATGGTTTTTATCTGAAGCACAAGCATCTACAGTAAAATTAAATTCTACAGATAAATTATCCCATATTTCTTTAGGTGTTCTAATCCATTTCATTGTATGTACTTTTTTTGTTTTTGTACTTAATAAGTTTAGCATTTTTTTCATTGTTCTCTTATAATAAATATGTTAATTTGAAATACAACTATATATATATGTATTTCCCAATAAGTTCTAATATCATCAGGTGCAAAGTGCCTTACACCAAACATAATACCATTCCTTATCAAAGTTATAAACATCATAATCTTTTTCTGTATCTAATATATCCAGTTGCTGTTTCCACTCTTTCATAGCCACAATTTTCAACTAAGTGTTTGTAAAACTTATTTACCTGTGCTTGATCTTCTTTAATTCTATTTAGATAAGCACTATCTAAAAAATCTGGCATATTATTTGTATTACTTCCTTTACTAAAGTTTTTTTGGTTTCTGCACCAACGTTTATACCTTAGATTTGTGCTCCACGTTTTTTCTAATTCCCAACGTTGTTTACCAACATTATTTTCTTCAGTCCAATAATCTAAAAAATCTTCTATATGATCCTTAGGTTCTAATTCTTTTAAATCATTTAGAAACCTAACCCTTCGTGTATTTATATTCTTTTTTTTTATTTTTATTTCTTTATTATTATTTACTTCAAAATTATCACATTCTTGTATGTAAATATTTTCATTGCTTGTTTTTAAATATTTTGCAATCTTGTTTTCAATTATTTTAAAGTGCTTTTTAGCTGGTATTCCTTTTAGCTTAATTTCTATGTAACCTTTTTCCTGTAATATATTTAGTGCTTGTTTTATTTGATAATAAGAAAGAGTTGTGCTACAAGTTATTGTGCTTGTTGTATTATAAAAAAACCCACCTTGTAATTGGTGGGTTTGTTCAAAGTATGCTTTTTTCTGCATAAGATCCGATAAAACAATAGTAGCATCTAAACCTAAGCTGTATAGTAAATTTTTGTTT